TGCTGTGATGCAGCCAAGGGCGAGATGTACTCGATGTCAATCTCCCGGCCTACAAGGACATCCGGGAGAGGCTCGAACTCACCGCCCCTCAACATGATGTTAAAGAACCGGTTGATGAAGGGATGGAATAGCTCGGCCTGGGTATTGATGAGCATCGGGGACACAGCCCGGTTCCGCTCATCGACCTCCTCGAGCACCTGGGTCGCAGTCTTGACCGGTGAGCCGGGGGTCTGGAATAGGTTCACGAAGAAGCCCTCACGGATGGCCTCCTGCTCCTTCTGCAGCAGCTCATTTCCCATCTCGATACGAGACGCACCTGGTGGTATGAGAGCCTCGGGCTTGACAGTACCCTCCGAGAAGGAGATGCCCCCTGGGAACAGCCGTATAGGCGACACAAGGCCACCGTCCGGGAGCAGCAGGGGTGGGTCTACGAGCTTCTCAGCGCCGCGAAGGATGGTTTCCTTCATACGGTTGACCATCTGGATGGATGGCAACACCGTCATTGCCGGCGAGCGGCCGTACACGTCGCCACGGACCTTGTACCACCGCGGGACCATATAGGGAAACTCTTCGTAGGTGCAAACACCCACTGTCTTCCGGTCGGTAGCGTTCACCCACACGCTGATGAAAGGCATATTCTTATTCTGGGTACGCTTCGGCACCAGGCTGCCGAGGTCCTTGTCATCGGCAGCAAATACGGCATGGATAAAGCGCACCTTCTGGTTGGCTTCCTTGCCGGTGGCCTCGTCGACCTGCTTCCCAAGAGGACGGTCGGGCCAGCGTTGACGGGCCTGCCGGGGTGTAAGGTTGAACTGACGAAACATCCCGTCGACAAAGCCGGCGGAATTCTCTGTAATTAAACAATCAGCCATGTGGTAGGAGCGTACACGTATACGGCCGGCATCATCTCTTTCGACGTAGACACACGCCGTGCCAAGAGCGCCAAGGTCCAGGTAAACTGTGTGGAGTTGTGGGTACAGGTTGGCATCCTGGCTCGACATCCGCTTCAGCATCCGCTTCTGGGAGCTCTCGAACCACTTCCTAACCAACGGGTCTTTGTTGATCTTCTCGTCGTCCTGGTCCTTAATCTTGAACCACTGCGTAGAGGGGTTGTTCAGGAGGGTGTGGAGGAAGGATGCAAACAGCTCCAGCGCCCGAGGGGCTGTACTGTCGAGGACGAACCGGTTCCGCTCGACGCCACGAGACACCTCCTCCGTGAAGGTCGCGCGTCGAGGGATAACATAGCGTGTAGTCCGCTGCCACAAGGCGTCGAGGTCCGCGCGGTCCCCCCGCTCGAGCTCCTCGCGCGCCAAGACGGCTTTGGCGAGCTTATCAGGCATTTTAAGTAGACCCGCCAAGAAGCGTCGTGCGTTGCGAAGCGATCTGAGAAGACAAGACCCCTTGGGTTGGAGGTACAACGAGCGTCTTCCGACGATTTTGCCTTGACTTATCCTCGGCAGCTTGTTTCCGCTTGGCTTCTTCTGCCGCAGCCGCTTCCGCAGCGGCGTCATCTTTAGCGGACGTAACAGCCTGCTGTCTGGGCTCATCGCCTCCACCGAAAAAACCTGCGACTGTAGAGATGGCGCTGACAGCGGAGCCAATCCCGCTCAAAATTGCTATGGTGCCTGGGTCCCTAAATTCTCGCATTATGAGCTCCCGAGCAACGACTTACGTTTGGTGTCGCCACCGCCACCGCCCGCTGACAACAGAGTGAGGCGCCTAGTGCCTACGCCCCTAGACTTCTTCTTTACGGCGTCACCATCGCCATCGCCATCACTCGTCACCGCGGAAGTGTCACGCCTCGGCTGTGGAGCCTGCTGCCGCTGCGGCTTCGGACTAAAAAGTTTCAAAATTGGAGAGTGGAATTCACGCATCATACACCCCATGAGTAGGACGACCTGGCCGGCGCGATCTTAGCGCCCACCACCGAGCCTTAGCACGCTCAGAGCGTCCCGTCAAGGGAACAAAGCCTGGCGCCGCCGGGTTGTCGGGGTTGTCCCGCCAAGGACCCGCTGCACCCGGTTGGGTCAGAGACCCCCCATGGTACCCGATGCGCTTACGGTGAGCCTCCAGTGCATCATCACTGTCCGGCGCCGAAGCGTACTTCAGCTTCTTCCGTACATAGGGCTTACTCAACCGAAGTCTCCTCGCAAAATACGCTGCACTGTACCACGGATGTTTTTGAAAGGCAACTGCCCAACTATCCTGACGATGGAGAGGACGGGCCGCAGGTCCTCCCGCTCGGTAAACACCTGTTCCCAGTGGGCCATGCGGGCTTCCACCCAATCCTCCGGGAGGCACCGGTTCTTCACGAGGAGTTGCTCGGCTAAGAACCCCACAGCCTCCGCCCGGTAAGGCAGACACACTTCCGACAAGAAAGGGAACATCCGGCAGTGGTAGTAGTGGGCGAACTCGTGTATCCGGATAAAGGGGTCGGCGGCACCCTCTGGGGTCAACTCCATAAAGACGTGCCCGTCGTCGTCCTTGAGGACCCGGTTCACCTCCCCGAGCTCGTACTCCATGCCCTCCGCCATCTCCACCCCACGGCGCCCGAAGACGGCACGAATGTCCCTCACCTCGTCCCCCTCAAATGTCACCCACGGATTTAACATCCTAGTACACCGAGTGTGACATGCTGTGGGGGTCGATGGCGTCCGCGTTCCTGGCCCGTCGCAGCCCCATAGCGAGATTGATCCAGGCGTCTGCCCCGTGGGAGGCCCAGTCGTGCATCGGTTTCTCCCGGAACGTGTCGAGCTTCTCGTTGTACTCCCGGCGGTACAGGCTGAGGCGGTCGAGGCCGGCAGCACACCGGGTGCCGTCGAACACGCAATTCGACAGCAACGCCTGCCCCGCAGCTATCCCGTCCCACTTCTTGTGTTTCGGTACGGTGGCGACACGGATACCGAGTTGTCGGAGTACGTTAGCACGACTTTTCCCGGTGCCAAGCTCGTGGACGGCGACGTCGTGAGGGAACAGATTATACCCGTATCGGTAGCCCTTATTCGCCATAACATCCGCATAGTGGTCCAGGCCCGCGCCAGAAGCCTCATAGTAGTCGATGACCCGTAGTTCAGCGCCCACCTGTTGGAAAAACCATAGGGCGGTCGCATCGTCCCAGCCCAGGTCCCACGAAGTGTTGACAGGAAGGAGTTTGTTCCAGGGCATGTTGCAGATGCGGCCGCGCGCTCGAAGCTCCTCAATCTCTCTGGCGAAGATTGCACCTTCAACGGCCGCGTCAAACGAGCACTCGTATTCTTGGTCATATTTCGATTGTCCCATGTCTATGAGGGCCGACTTGAGCTCTCCGGGTATCAGGATGCCAGTCTCGCTGGCCTTGAACATCTTGGCAAACCAGTCGTCGCGCCGGACGGTCTCCATGACCCCACTGAGTGGGTCACTCACCTCGACCGGTTCCCCCGCGTGCCACAGCACAGCGTTGCGATATAGGGTGTATGCGTGGTTCCTCCCGAAGGGTGTGAGGATAAAGTCCGCCCACTGGTTGACACGTCCCAACCGGTCAACGCCAGAGCGGTTTACGTCCGACAGCATCGGCCTTACTTGCTCGGTCCAAGCACTTGGTGGTATCCATGCGTACTCATCGAATACGGCTCCGTCCAGGTATAGACCTCGGACCCTCTGTTTGGGGCTGTCCAGGCCATAGAGACGTATCCGTGCCCTGTCGCCCAGCCGGGTTGGAACCCAAGCAGCAAGCCGCGACTTTTCCAAGAGCCTGCCAGGTATATGTTCTGTGTACTGGTCCAGGTAATGCCAAGCGATGTCTTCAGCCTGAGCATAAGTCGGCGCAAAATATCCATATCGTCCCTCCGGGAACGGGCACTCGACGGCCCTTTCGATGAGCTTGTTGACCTTGAAGACTGTCTTGCCGAAGCGTCGGTGCATCACCTCGACGTTGAAACGCTTCTCCTCGTCCTCGAGGGCCTGCTGCAGGGGCCGAGGCTCGTACCCCGTGAGCTCCCGTATGTTCTCCGGCAGGTCCGCCACCATACTGGCGAGGACAGCCTCCTCCCTGGCCTTGATGATACTCTTGGCAGACGAGATGAGGCTCATTCCTCTTTACTCCAGTCTGGGTGGTCCCCGAGGGCCAGCAGGCGCATAAAGTTCACCGCGGCGCCGGCCTGGTTCTCGTCACCATACCACAACTCTTCCTCGGTGGGTATAGGTATCCACGCGACACAGGCGGGGCGGAAGAGGGGGGTAGAGGGGGCGTACCACTTAAGGGGGTCTGTGGACGCCTTGCCGCCGAAAGCCAACCAGAGGCGCTCCCCCAGCAATAGGACTGCCTTCCCATCTAGGAATTCACTCCCAATGAGGTTGTGGGCCGCCCACTGCAGGTTGGTGAGGGCGCCACCCCCCGCCGGCACCGGCCACAGGTTGATGCGGTGGAAGATGTCCAGGTAGTCACTCCTCGAGGTGCCCGTCATCCGCCACAGCTTGGCGCCGATGGAGCACTCAGGGAAGGGAAACAGGGGGCTGACTGGGGCTGTCGCAGCGAGCCGCGGGGCCTCGCCAATGATTACTGGACGCATGTGGTCCTCCTTGTGTCTCGTCATATAGGCACAAATTCCGTTGTGTCAAGCTAAAACCCCATTTGATACCTCAAAGGGTATTTAAAACCCCATTTGATACCCTTTGGGGTATCTAAAACCCCATTTGATACTCTATAGCGTATAACTCTGTAGTATACGCTATAGAGTATGTTGCCAACTCGAGTTCCCAACAGTGTTTACCCCGTAAAACCCCCTAAATTTACGAGCTCTGGGTGGGGCTTCCCGGATATGCCGAGGGGTCCCTGTGTTTCCGGGGTACCCCTCGCTATAGGCGTAAATATTTTCGAATGTGTGCTTCGCACGCTTATCGTCTGCCCCGCCCCGCCATGAAGGCGCATACATATCAATGACTTAGCACTAGGGCAAGCAAGGCGCGGCGCCATAGGTGGGGGTGGCCATGTCCCTCGCGCGTGGCTCAGGAGGGGCTGAGGTGAGGCTGGGTGGCCATAGGT